CGGTCTGGCTCAGGAACTGCTTTGCCGCCTCGCTCTCGGAGCGGCTGAAGGCCGTCATTTCGCCCAGCTCGACGATCCACACGCCGCGCAGGTTTTCACGGGCATCCTTGCCGTCGAAGCTGGTGATGCTGTCGTTGAACCACTCCCGGCCCATCCGGCTGAGCAGCAGGCTCTTGCCGATGCCCTGCCTGCCGCTGAGAATGCAGATCTGGTCGAACTTGCATCCCGGGCGGAAGCACCGGGCCACCGCTGCGACGAACATCTTCCGCGTCACCGCCCGGGTGTAGCTGCTATCCTCTGCGCCGAGGTAATCAATGAACAGCCTGTCCAGCCGTTCGGTGCCGTCCCAGACGAGACCCTGCAGGTACTCCCGCACCGGGTCTTTCGCGTGGTGGCCACCGGTCAGGGCTACTGCGTCTGCGGCCTTGTTGACCCCGCTGAAGTGGTAGACCGTCTCAAGGTACCACCGCACGCCTGCGTCGTCCTCGTCCGACCAGTCCCGCTCCTGTGTCTTGTCGCTCCACGGGAAAGGCCCTTTGCACCGCAGCCGTTCCGAGAAGGTGTCATTCCAGATGCGGCCCTTGAGCGCCGGATCGTGCTCGAGGATGATCCACGCATTCTGTATGGTGCTGGCCAGTGCGCCCTTCTGGGTACGGTCGAGCTTTTCCTGCCACTTGTCCGGGTCGGTGTCCTCTTCTGGCAGCGGCTCGAAGCCCTCCATCGCGTGGTCTACCGCCTCCTG